GCCTATCAACGCCACCGTAACAATTGGCAAGGCTGCTTTAAATAGAGAATGTTCTGCTATAGTTTGCATTGATTTTACAGGCATATTATTTTTTCTCCTCGTCATCATCAGTGCCGTCAACAGCTGTTGCATCTTCTGCCACTTTGCCGATATCATCAATTATTTTATCTGCTTTTTTAACTATTCTCTTTTCCAAATGTGGTAACAATCTGATACCACTATACCCAAACATAAAAGCGATTCCGAGAGCCGTATATGGCCCAAATTGAAATTGTTCCATCAATGCCGGGATTGCAAATTCTGCAGCAATCCAACCTACTGCAACTGAAAGTCCAAGATTTTTTGCTTCGGAAAGCCATCCTGTCCATCTATGAACTAGTCCATTAGTCAATCCACCGCAGCCTGATGCGAATACACAACACCACTTTGCACCAAATAATGCTAGTAAAGTTTCCATTAATCTTCCTTATCTTTAATTGTTTCTTTATTTCTGTTTAACATTTTTTGAAGATCTGCGGTGCTCCCAACAAACAAAGCGTTCGTTACATTTTGAGGAGACCTTATTATATCTTCTTTCATAGATTGCATTGTTTTATGTAAACCAATGAGTTCCTTATTTGCATTGGTTAACTTATCTACTAATTGGCCCACTACTTCATATGCTCTAGGATGTTCTGTTTCCCTAGCAATTTCAAGTAGACCATCCATGGCATCAGAACCTCTCTCTATAATATTATAAAGATTCTCTCGCGAATATTGAAAATCTGTATCTGAATCATCTTCTTCTTTTTTTTGAGGCGTAACTTTTGTTATCGGTAATTTTTCTACCGTTGGAGTTATTTCAAAAACCTCGTTTAATTTGTCATCAACGTCTTTTGTTGATAATGGCTTATCAATTGCTTCATGATCTTGCATCACTTACCTCTCATAAATTTTTATTACCGAGCGCTTGTATATCTAAGCCGGGCGCGCGCGTATCTAATCCCGTTGCAGGATCAAATTCTATTCCTTCTGCAAAAAAGTCTCTTGTTTCTGTTATTTCATATCCACCTTCAGATGGATCTACATTTCCTACTGTTTGCATTACACGAGATTTTACTAGCGCTTTGTTTCTATCACCTCTTACCGCTTCCGTCATAATTTTTGTACTATCTTCTTCATTTACAAGATAATCTCTTTGCATAGCAAAAGCATTATCGGATTCTAATACAATATATTCTGGATCTATTGACGCCGAAACTGATGTATGCGGTATTACATGAAAATTTATAATAGATGTCCGAATAAGTTTAGTTGATACATCATCACTTCCGTCGCCAAATCCTTTTCCTTTAATATTTGGATATAGGTATCCTTTAACTGTAAAATCTAATGTCCAAATTAAAGCTCTTCGTGATAAAAAATCTCCTTCATATGAATCTTCAACATTAACACCCCCTAAAACAATTGGTAAATCTATTTTAATTCCCATCGTTGGAAGAGCATTAATTGTCACAGTAAAATCTGGCTGAAAAAATGGTAAAATTTGTTCTATAATTTGAGTACCATCATCAGCATTTTTTACAAATACATTTAAAGCAAACGCAAAATCGTACGGAACTGGACTTTTAACTACTCCAGTTTCCCCTTTATATTTTTGTGTTCTATTATGAAGAGGATGTAACATCCTCTCGGGACTATACGACATTGAAGTCAAATCGAAGCCCATCCTCGGCAACAACATTCCCACCTTTTTATCTAGGCGTTCGTCTCCGGAAATTCTTGTTAAAAATTTCTGTTTAGGGCCATAAGCTAAAGGCACTTTTAACGTCTCTATTACATTGCCGGAACTATTTCTTCTTTGAATATTAATGTCATTAAAAATTGTTCCAAACACTGCTACGTATTTTCTTACCAAGCCATGGTACCAATATTGTCCTATCATTAAAATGACCCTTCACTAAATGGATTTCCTTCTGTAAAATCAATAATGCTGTTTGCAGTTTTTTCAATTTCTACATTTTTAGCTTGTGCATCCTCTGCAAAATCTTTCGTTACAGTGCTTATCTGTGCAGTTTCATTTGATGTTTGACCTATTATATTTTCGCCCGGTGCAAACGATCCCACTATATTTGTAACTCTCACAAATAGACCTAATCCAGGTACTTCGCGTAATTTTAATACTTTAGCAGAAGCTCCAGACAAACCACCAATTATAGTTTCATTAGTAGAAAATACACCTGAATTAGCAGAGTACCCGTATTCTACAGAATAAGCACTATCTGCTTCAACGGCATCTATTTCTGGTATTCCAGTATCAATATCTTCACTACTATATTCAAAGAATTCACAAGATAAATCATAAACGGGTAATCTACCTAATTGATAAAAAATTGCTTGATGTTCAACAAATTGTATTTCAAACATTTTCTGGGCCATATCAAACCAAATTAAATCTCCTTCAAGGGGTCTTGTTGTAAGACCCAATCCTTTCCAAGTACGTTGTGACATAGAAAAGGTAACTTGTTCTCTAATTTCTAATCCAAATCTACCAACAAAAGCGCCTTCACCTTCAAAACCATCTGTGGTTTTAATATACACTTCTACTGGATAAGCTGATTCAAAAGATGAGGCAGTAGCTTCTCCGAAAATATTATCTAAATTATTTTGAATTCTTGGTAGATAAGAAACTTCATGTCCGAAGACTTGAATGGACTCTTGTACCAAATCTTCTAAAAGATTTCCTTCATTGTTATTATATTTTTCGAAATAATTATTTAGTGCCATTTTCTTCTTTTTCGCCCGTTATTCTAACTCTTAAAATTGGTTTACCATTAATAGTAATATCACCTTTTTCATTTTCTCCAATTTCTTTTACTACTATTCTTTTGTTTTTAAATTTTCCTCCGAGAACTACATCCCCTACTTCTATAGGTAATTTTATTTCTTCATCTATAAATTCTCGAAAAGATTTCATATTATCCCACCGCAAAATCGTCAGGCAATTGATACTTTGTAAAGATTTCATCATCTAACATTTGCAATTCTGTTGTTGCATCATCAAAAATTTGCCTGCCATTTAAAGTGGTTCCACCGGGTAATTGTAAGCCTTCAAATTTTAATAAATTAGATCCCCATTGTCTTTTAAATAAAGATGTTGTATATTTTTTTAACCACAAGTCATTATAAGCATCTGTATGAGCTTCTGGATCTAACCTTCGATAAGTTTCAAATAATAAAAACTTTCCAACCTTCATTTCAAACGACCAATCAATATCGAGATATAATTTATTTGTATGTCTATTAAATCTAAATGAAGGAGCTTGATTAAAAAGATTTTCTATCAAACTCAGGTGTGACATTGCCATAGTATATCCTGCAAGCTGTTGCTTACTTAAATCAAACATATCATTTAATCTTAATTGATATCTTACATCGAACATACTAATACTGCCAGCAGTTGTGTCTATGGGGAAAGCTCTAATAACACTCATCGTTTCATCACCTACGGTAAGATATTCATTAGTAATATCTTCTTCAGTAATTATGTGTTTTAAATATATTTTTTCAGAACCATCATAATGATAATCATTATAGAGTTGAATAGATTCATCAATTCTATCTTCTAATTGATCATCATCTACATTGATTTCAATGACCGGGTGGCCTAATTGTCTAAGACAATATTCTTTGAGTTGTTGTCGTGTTTGAGGTTTTGCCATGATAAGATTCCTACAAATAGATTACTTTTATATAATGTATTTATCTCCATGGAGGTCCTGACACCCAAGATACTAAAGAATGTCGAATTCCTTTAGTAATTGGAGTAATTTGGTGTTGTGTGAAGCTAGGAAATACTAATGCGTCTCCAAATTCTAAACGCATTGTTCGAGGGTCTTTTTGATGATTTAAAATTATTTGTAAATCTCCTCCCTCATATGATCCTATATTTAATGCCACAGTTATACTTAATTTTCTTACATTTTGATATTTTTTATGTGTTGCATTGAAATCATCATCGGTATGCCACGAATAAAAATCACCTTTTTGATATTTTGTATATTGAACATTAATAGATGAATAATCTAAATCAAATTTATATTTCTTATTTTCTTCTATAAAAATTTCTTTTAATTTATAAATTATTACTTTTTGTAAATCTATTAAATCTAGTTTCCAAATATCCCATAAAAATACTTCAGATTTTCTAGCGCTCGGATTATTATTTACTGTTGTACCAGGAATTGTTTTTTTATCTAACTTATTAATAATATCATCAGCATTTTCTTTAAACCATCTTGAAGATATTCTAAGGTAAGCCGGATCTCGAACAATTGGGGAATTAGTGGGGTTTAAAAGCTTTGACACCGGTAGGTCCTAATGCAATATTTTTTTTAATCTCTGGCCTTAATTTCATTGTTGTAATTTCTTCTTCATTTTCTTTCCACCATTTAGATTTATTTTGTGTATCAGATTCACTTATAAAACATCCATTGCTCCATGGATGAAGATTAAAATCTTCTTCTAAGAGCATATTTGACATCTGATTACTATGAATTACAAATGCAAGAGTTGATCTGAGACATTCAGTTCCTGCTGCATGCCAAGTATATCCGGTTTGTTCTACCTGTCCATGTCCGAACCAATCAAATGATTTTGCATTCCAACCAATATGATCCGGAATATCATAATTTAAAGATGGGGCTCCTGGAATATTTCTTTTATATCTAAAAATTCCTTTGCCTGTTTTAGACCAAGTAAAAATTAAATTTCTTCCTGGAACATCAGCATTGTGATGCCATCCCATATATCCTCCAGGTGGATATATTGTACTTAAAGCTTGTTGTCGTGCTCCTATTCTTTTACCTAAATTTGCGCATAATTTAACAACTTTCATATGTCTATTTCTTGTTCTTAAATCTAATAATAAATCATGTACACCTTGATGCCAAGGTGGGCCCGGTCTAACCATCTTTTTATATTCCGTTAAATATCCATCACAAACGGCTTCTTTCCAAGTGATTATTCTTCTGCTTTCCATTCTTATTTTATCTTCATCTAAATCATAAAGATATTCCCCTAATTTTTGAAGAATATCTAATACTTCATTATCATTACAATATTTTGAAATATGTTCTGTATGATTCATATTCTTCCGTTTTGATATTGTTTTTTGAATAATAAGCAAGAATAATCATGAAATATTATTTCACTTCTATCTACACTTTCTCTTTCTGGATCATACCCTATTATCCAATTCCATTTCGCATCTTCACCAGCATTCCAATCATCAGTTTCTGGAGTACAAGGAGGGTCTCCTCCAAATACCCAATGCCATTTAATATCTGGACGATACCATGGATCATCCTGTCTTATAACTCCTAACATTAGGTGTAAAGGAAATTGATCCCATCCTCTAGTTTCCCAATAAGGATATTTACCAGTCCATCTTGTATCCCAGTCCTTTTGTTTTTTCCATAGCCAATTTTCCCACCATTGTTGCATAAAAGAAAT